GCCTGCTCAGCCATCACCTCTAACATCGTGTCTATCCATGCCGGTTCTTCTGCCAGCAGTACGCTGGGCGGAATCCCCGTATTGATAGCCAGCAGGGCGATTACACGACACCCGTCTCCTCGGTAGGGGCTAAACCCATCTCACCACCGGACTGACTCAGCGCCTCGACGCTCTCCAAAAACTCCTCGAACGAATATTCGGTTTGGCCGGTGCGCTGCAAGGCCTTCCACGCCAGGAAGGCGGCAAACGTCAGGGGACTGTCCGTAGCGGCGCCCCAATCGCGGAGGCGGGCGGTGCGCTCGAAAGCGACTTGATCGGACAGGATCGGGGTTACGGTGACCTCTTCACCGCTGGTGTACCTGACGTTAATTACTAGTTTCATCGTTTCTTTCCTTCAATCTTTCCTAAAATACGGTCAATATGCTGTTCGTAAACTTTGAGCCATAGCTCTTCGTTGGCGGCGGCGGCGGTAGCAATCCACGGGTTCGGCTCGATATTTCGCTTCGGCCAACCCCAGTGAACAGGATTTGCGTAGGGAATGAGTTTCCGGCCGGCCCTCACCATGCCGGCCTTTTGCGTGGCACCCGCCCTAATGCTTGCGGCTAGCCGGCCGGACACTTTCGGCGCCAGGCCGGCCGCTATAGGCACGATGGTCTGCGCCGCGGCTAAGTTAGCATTGCGAAGGTCTTTGGTGTCGCCGCCTGCTTGCCGGATAGTGCGGCGAAGGTTTTTCAGGCCCTCTACCTCGGCGGACACATCCACATGGCCGGTCAACTCTACGGTTCCTCAACAGGCGTAAAGTTCGGCTCCCCAACCAAGGGGAACGTCAAATCTTTACTCATTTCCTTATTGACCTCACCGCCAACACCCAACGGGCGGACCTTCACAGTGCCCGTAAATTTAGCTGATTTTTCGCCCTCTACCGGGCGAAATTCAAATTCCACCTCTTTGCCCCGATTGGTGAAACACCAATCCCAGATACCATTTTTCTTTAGGTTGATGAAACATGTCAGTTCCATAGTCCACGTGATGGTATCTTTCCCAGGCGCATAATCGCCGGATAAGACATGCTTGCCGTCTTCCGTATTCACGGAGGGGTTCAGTTCGGCCTTGGTGACAAGGGCAGAAAATTCATTTTGCGCACCGGCTTTCCCGAACACCAGTTTTCCGGGGCCGGTGGAAATACGGCTATCAAGCGTGTTTACGTTAGCCATTATTTACGTTCCTTTCAGTTCATATTCGACTTCGATAGCGGGTAGCGGCACCTGTCCGAAGGAAGGCAACGTGATAGTGGTGACCTCTACGTTTGTGGGATATCGGCTTTCCATTAGCCGCAGTAGATCATCTAGCATGCTGGTTAGATGTTCGACGGCTAGGGTGGTTCCTAGATCAGCGGCAACAAGGTAAACGCTTGCCGTGGCCGTTACTTCCCCGCGGGCCATGGATTCCAAATCCAGGTCTTTTAGGCTGACCCAGGCACCGGGGGCATTAACTAGGTTCGGGTGGATCGTGGCCGGGATTCCGGTATCGCGGGTGATTTCCTGAGCTAGCCGGCCCAAGTGCAGTGGGATATTGTCTGGGGTCATCTATCCCACCGCCGGGGCGGTCCAGCCCCCCAAACCTAGCAGCATAGCTGCTTGGGGATCGTGACGCTGCACGTAGGTTGTACCCTCGTCGGTCAGGGCTGCTACGCCACCAGGTGTGGCGCGGCGTCGCCACAGGTGGGCGGCAAGCATCACGGCACCGGTGTGGATTCGGTCTGACCAGGCATTTGGGTCACCATGCCAATCTGTCACAGTGGCGTTAACCGCTGCTGTGATCCCCTCAAGGGCTTGCTGTTCGGTCGCGTCGCTTAGCGCATCAACACCAAGCCACGCTAGCACTTCTGAAGCTTCTACCTTGCTCACTTGAAATGCACTTTCACCAGGCCTGCGATTTGATTCTTGATGTGTGCGGTGTAGCCGAAGAGCGCCACGTCTTGGCCACCTAGGGCGATGTGTTCGGCGTGGGCGCGAATCGGAGAGCCGGGGAGCTCGTAGAATGTGGTGGCGCTACGGACGCCAATAATGGCGGTTTTTTCCGGTACAAAGGGGCTCGTCACCCACCGGTCGGGGGAGCCCACCGGGGTTACATCCATGAACTTCGGCGTGTTGAGCTCAGTGTATTTGGCAATTTTGCGCTTATCCTTGGGGTTGATAATCGCATACGAAGCGGGCGTTAGCACTTCTTCCTCGACATAGATACCACCAAACAAAATGGCTTGAATGATATCTTCCTGTTCTTCGGGCACATCAGTTGCCCAGGTGGTGAGCTGGGCGGCAACGTCCATATCGGTCTCACGCTTGTAGGATTCAGTCATGGCGCGCCAGTAGGCAAGCAAAGTATGCGACTCGTTAAAATCAATGATTTGGCGGTCAAGATCGTTACCGCCGGCCCACGGTTGGGCGCGCTCGTCGACTTCCTCGAATTTGACCGGCTTCGATACGATTTCGGTTTTATCGCCGGACCACTTGCCGACACCTGGTTTTAATTGCTTGCCGGTGTCGGCGTCAGTTGCCCAGCGGAAGCCCTTAGCTCGGCGACCAGTGAGCGGCTGGGTATCAACCAGGTTAATGAGGCGTCGTTCATATTCGACGCTTGACCAGATTTCGCCTAGCCACACGGCGGGTTCGGTGACCAAGGTGCCGGAGCCGGTGATGTTTTGCAGCGCGGCATGGATTTCATCACCGGTAATTTTTCCAGTGTGGACACCGCAGATGATCTCTACCGCCTGAGCTGCGGAGATTTTCGGAAATGCCCCGTCAGCGGTGAGGGTTTTAGGGTCATCGACGGGGATAGGGGAGGTGGCGGGGTAGGTGGTTTTTTGGGGCATGGGGGTCTCCTGTTGGGGTGGTTCGGGGGCGGCGGCTTCCACTGCTTCTATTGGTGTGCCGTCCTCGGCGTAGATACGGGCACCAGGAAAGGCCGGGAACGGCACCATCGCTACGGCTTTGAGCAGGGAATTTTTGATAGTGCCACCGGTGCGCTCAACGCCTACTACCTCAACGCTTAGAGCGTCGATGGTATGGTCGGCGGCGGCGGCTAGGGCTTCGGTGGCGGCGGCGGAGGTGCCTAGCTGGAATCGCATAACCAAGCCGGCCGGGGTGTCCTCAGCAGCAATCGCATACCCAATTGCCTTGGGTTGCTGGTCAGGGCGTGAATGTTCGGCTAGCAGTTTGACGCTGCTGAGTTCGGAGGGAAGGCGAAGACTTCCCCGGGGGAAAGTGAACGTGCCGGTGGCGGTTTGGCCGTTCTCGCCCCATGGCAACGCCATTCCCTCGATGATGCGTTCGGCTTCATTACAGACGACAGTGGCGGCGGCGGCGTCACCTTTCACTGTTTCTAGATCACTTGGCATTTACGTCTTCTCCTTCTTCTTGGCGTTTCCTAGCCCCAGCGTTCAGCGTGGTAGTCAGCCACCTGTCAACCTCAGGGATTGTGATTATCCGCTGCAAAACTGCCACGATCCCCAGGGTGGACGCCACCAGGGGCACGGTCTCTACACCCGCCACCTTGGCTATTTCCGGTAGCACTGGCAACAACGCGACAGTAGCCACGGCAACGCTACGGAGCACGGAGCGCCACGGGTAGCGGATTTGGGTTGGTGGGCGCTCAGGCATGCGGCAACTCCATGGCGCGCTTGCGTAGCTCAAGGCGGAGCCGAATTATAAAAATTATCTGATGAGTCAGCATGATGCTAATCCCTAAGCCGAAGCCAGTCGCTACATCAAGAAGACTCATATCACTTGGCTTTCTTGGTATCGCGGCAACCATCAATACCCTGTGCGGCGCCTAGGGCGGCAACCGTATCAACCAAGGTCCGGCCACCGGTATGTGGCCACCCCGGGTAGCCACTACCAGGGCCGGTCAATTGGTCTCGGATTACCCGTAAGAGTTCGTTGTTTTCTCGTAATAGTTGCCGGTCGGCTTCAGTGAAATTCGTCATTTTCCCTGCTTGTGGTGTTGGGTCTGCTTGCATGCTGAAGTAAAACTCTTCCGCAAGACTCATGTATTGGTCACGGTAGGCACCAGCCAACTGGTGCGGGCAACTGGTGCTGTAGAAATGCGAATGTGGGAAAACGTTATTAAACCAGGCGGGTTTTCCCAGGTCGTAGGCGTGGCATAGGGCGGCAACCAGGTGGGCGCCTGCGGTGATAGTTTCCTGACTGATAGGCCAATCTTCGGCGGCGCCACCGGTGTTAGCATGCTCGATACCGATTGACCAGCTGTTCGCGGCGGCGTCTCCAGCGTGCCAAGCGGTATCCCAGTCGTTGACCAGTTGCCCAATCGTTCCGTCTGTCTCCACCTGATAGTGGGCGCTAGCTTCACGGTCTTGCCAAATCCGCCAGCAATCGGCGGTACTCAAGTTCACGCCTGCGTTATGGTGCACCACAATGTATTTGATGGGGCCTGGTCGGCCGGGCGTGTAGTGCTTGTTCATCAACTGGTACAGATCGGGTTCTAGCGTTTGAAAATCCATGGTCTTTAGTCAATCAACTGAGTTAGTTCGTTAGTGATAGGGACAGTGCGTGGGCGGTGAGCGTCGTCGGGCGGGGCGATGCTGTTAGGATCGAGTCGAGTCAGGTGGTCAAGGTCAAACTCTACACTCTGACCAGCTGAAACCATGTCATCCATGCCTAGGCGGGCGGCTATCGGCGCCATGAACGATGCTAAGCAATAGTCCACCAATTCAACATTGCGTGCGTCCATGTTGGAGTAACGAACGCTGGAGTCGGCTAGGGAGGCGTCCAGCAGGATAGCGGGGATACCACAAACGCGGGCAATATCAATCGCCGCAGCATTCCGGCCTTCCACCAGCAAGTGAGCCTCAAAGCTCCCATGGCTTTTCGCCTCGATGCTGGAATTTGTGAAGCCAACGCTTCCCCCCGGCCGGTTCCGGCCACGGTTCCATGCCTCTATTAGCCGCTCGATTTTCACCGGGTCAGTGATGGGCTCACCACCCGTTTGGTGCAGTTCCGTGTGCGCAACGGGGTTGGCGGCGGCGGAGGCGGCGGCGGCGTTGATCTGGGCGGCATGCCGGATAGCCGCCGGATAGCGGAGAATACCCGTATCGGCACCGGGGATTAGGATTACACTATCCGAATCGACAATGGCACCATCAAAGAACACCCGGCCTTGTTCGTCAAAATGCCAATAGCGATAATCCACGTGATCGGCGGCAATCACCTTTCCACTGCTATCACGGGCTACAGCCCACAGCGACCAACCATAAAACAGCAGGTCATCCACAGTCCAGATCATGCGGTGATACGGGGAGACTGGCCCATCGGTTCGGGAAACCCAATCGGGCTGTGTAGGTAGTGGTCCGTCGGCGTCGTGCACAACGATGGGGCACCTAGCAATGCTGCTGACGATAATGCGGCGTGCCCTGCTGATTGCTGGAACGTTCATGGCCACGTCACGGGTGGTCACATCGGGCATGAAGTCGGGCGTGCCAACGGTAATCAGGTGGTTAGGATCAGCCCAGGCGCTAGCATAGGGCACCTCTAGCGTGCCACTTACTAGGGCTGGGACCGACACCAGGTCCCGAATTTTTTGCAGGAATCCCATAGGCGTTAGTATCGCCTAAGGGGGCGTCATTTCGAGGATTTTTGCTGTATGCGCTGCAAATTCCGGGCGGCATTCTTCGCCGCCTGAAAATCCCCATGCCCCACTTTCAGGTGGCGGGCGAGCGCATACCAGGCGGCAGTTCGTTCTTCGTGCTGTTCGTGCCAATCACAGTGGGGGCAGGTCACGACGGCACCGGAGTAGTCGGACCAATCAAGTTGACTTTCGCGGCGTGCTGGTTTTTTGGCTTTCTTTGGGGTCATTCGGGGCTCCAGATAAACGGTTCGGGGATAGCAGTCTCGGGGATTTGATAGCCGGCTAAAGCGGCTAGTCCAGCCTCTAGCCGTGCGGTG